TGGATAAGATAAATTCGTTAAACTCTAATTTAACGAATAGATTCTATCCAGTTGGCTCAATTTATATGAGTGTTAATAGTACAAGTCCTGCGAAATTATTCGGTGGCACCTGGGTGCAACTAACAGGAAGATTTCTTATTGGTGTTGGTCCATGTGGATACAATAGTACTAATTACTGGGGCAGCGTCGGTCCACAGGACGTATATATGCCCGCGGGGGAAACCGGTGGTGAAGCATGGCATGTACTAACAGTTAATGAGATACCATCACATAGCCATCAGATGCCACCATGGATGTGGGCGGTGTCTGCTGGTTGGAATAATGGCACACATAATATTTCAGGTGCCGTTAATGGTAATGCTGTGCCGTATAATGATGGCAAATCAAAACAAACTCAGTACTCAGAAGCAGTCGGCGGCGGATTGAAGCATAATAACCTTCCTCCGTATCTCGCTGTTTACATGTGGAAACGAACAGCTTAATATTCGCTAAACAATGGTTTAACGAATAGCATCGCTAATTTTGGATATATTGATAATTTAACGTCGATCACACAATTTACTCATCCGGGTTTTTACCATGTGGAAAGAATTGATAATGCAAATGTTATCCCAAATCTTACAGACTATTATATCGGAGATTTCACTTTTATAATTCTTGCCATTCGTTTTGATGGAGGTCTAAATTATGGAAAAATAGTTATATTTAGTCCTAGAATTATACGCTTTTGGGTTGTAACAGTTTGGGATCATAATGCTTCCGGATTATATAGTCTTGGAAATTAAAATGGATATATCAAATTGCAATCCAATTAGAAAAACTTCCTCCATTAGTGGCATTTATTGCACGCCGGAAATAGATATTGCCTCCATAGGTACTGAACGCCAACTGGAAAATCCAAGAGCTGCCATTATATGAATCATTACCATTATTCAACACAAGACACACTCCGTAATCACTCGGTCTACTTACGGTAGAAGTACCATAAGACCAGATACCGTTTGATAATGACCAATCAAGATTACCAGAATACCCACGCCACTTTAAATAATTCACTCCATTGTTGATCTGAGCATTAATGCTGTTGTAATTATTCGCTAAACCATTGTTTAACGAATTGATACTATTGTTGATAGCATTGATTTTTGCATCAACCTCCGACTCAGTATAGTATCTGCCATCATGGTCACCACTTGACTTATGGGTTGATAGATCATTTCTAGTATTCGTTAAATTAGAGTTTAACGAATTTATCTTATCCAGCAGTTCCTTTCCCTGTCTTGCATCCAGTGCATAACCGGATTCTGTCGTAACCAGGTTATTTTGTATGTGACTATATGGTACATAGTTGTCAACAATGACATTTCCCTCAGAATCTTTCACCGCTGACGCCGCCGACTCCGCAGATGTTGCCTTATCTGCAGTATTGGATTTTTTAGCCGCCAATGTAGCCACTGCACCAATAAAGTTTCCATGCTCTACCGGCATGTCACGCCGAGCTGAAATGCTGCCGGACAGCCCGCCGTTAAACTTAATCTCATGCTGATACACACGGACAAAGCACTGCTCAATGTAGTGGTTTTCCAAAAGCAGGATGTCGTTTGCGTCAATTCTTGGATCTCCTCGATAACTCAGTTTCTTATAATCCCTATCTGAATAGTTATAATCTCCTTCCCATTCAACCACATCATGTGCAAGATCAATCGTTGAAACCAACGGATTATCATATTTCACAACACTGCCGGTCTGATTGATTGTGTACCTGTAGGTCTTTTCATTCACGATGTATTCATTACCATTAACAATCACCTCTGCTGTGCCGGATATACCGGATGGAATTGTCAGCACAGCATAGTGGGCTCCGGATTCCTTAATTTCCGCAGTCTTTCCGGCAATTGAGGCGCTGTAATTGTACGACGCATTGCTGAACGTCAATGTGATCTCTGACAGCCCACTGACGTCCACTGTTTCTTTGTACAGCTCCTTTGCCGCTTCTGTGGAAACAATGTAGCTGTAAATCATTTGGGTAAGCTCTTTGACCTTGCTAATCTTTTCGCCGGTAGGATAGTCTGTCAGCTCATGACTATATTCCAGCATATAATCCGTCACATCTCCAAAGGATACAGAATCAATGTAAACATTAGCTTCCGGTGCTCCCTTAGTGATCTCTATCTCCATCCGGTCAAACTCTTTAAATTCGTCCTCAGTTGACCATACATTTGATGAAATGCTGTAGCTCTTGGTTTCTACTGCGGATCCGGCAAGCATTGTGCGAATAGTCATTGCCTTAGGTGCCGCTCCACCGAAGTTAATATGCAAACCATATGAATGATATGATGCTTCCAGCGTAATAATCACAACTGGATCTGTTGCAAAATTACCCGATGCATCCGACGCTGTACTTGAAATAAATCCAGTATCCAGTATGCCGGATGAATCTTTTGGATGGAACTTATAAATTCCATCGCTAAGAGTTACGTCCTGGTTCGCCAGTGCATACCTTGTCTTCTGCGACTGAATGGCAATTTTTTCAACCCTTGACAGTGCATGCTCCTGATTAGCAGAAACCGTCATGTCAGGCAGCCTTTTTGCTGAGAATGAATGCTTGATGGTTAGTTTCCCATCTCTGTTCTGATACATAACACACCGGCAGGCATTTGCAATAAGCTGAAGTGCTTCTGAATGCTTCACAACCGGCAAAGGATTATAGATCTTAATTCCTTTCAGATACGTATCAACATCATAATCGTCTTCTGTAAGTCCAGCGTCCTTAAACACCAATATTGCAAGATCATAAGCTGTGATTCCATCTGGATAGAGTTTCCCTTTGTAATAGGTATCATTTAGCTTTGTCCACCGGTCAACGGCTGTCAGTTTCATCTGCTCATCATCTGCAGACCATGAACTTAAAAGAAATGTCCCTCCTTTCATCCAATCCACCGTGCCATCATCCAGCTCATAACCGTAAAAGCTGGTTACGGTCTGACTGTTCTCAAGATAATTGATTGTGGATTTATCATTTTCAATGTTCCAATCACCGTTTCGATTATCAACAGTAAGTTTAAAATCTATTGCCGGAAGAGATTCTGACAATGGAGATACATTTTCCTTCATGTCAGAATCCATGATAGACTTATTGTCAAAAACAATACCAATTCCGGCAGTAAACCGTAGGATCCTCAGCCGGTCCTGCCCTCCTCTCATCTTTACCGGCTTGATGGTAATAGATGTGGTATTCTGGATCACTCCGTCATAGACAAAATGCCCGGAATCATTCCCAGTTATAGAGATTGCTTTTCCGGTACTATCGATAATCTGAAAGCTTTCCGGATAGCAGTCTCCAAACTCAATGGTCAGGCCTCTCAGGCTATAAGTAAACCCTCCAAAATCCACCGTCACAGATCCCATAACATCCTTTGATACTGCACCCTGAGACAATGCTGTGGGGCTGGTGCGAGGCGCAAAGAAGCAACTTCCATCTGTTTTAGTAAAGTTGTCCTCTGCGGTCGCATAGTAGGCTTCAAAGTTCGTATTTCCAAACGGCATGTCTAAATCACTCAGCCAGTGTGTAGGGGACGTATCACTATCAACAAACGCATTTCTCTGTGCCAGCTGATTGATAACCCCGACTGTCACCATCATGTAGGAGTGGTTTCTCAGGTCGTTCCGGATATTATATTTATATGCATTCGATACGCTCTGCATCACTTGTCTCCTATGATTCCACAGTCAATAATGTTAACCTTACAATTCTTATACCAGTCCGGAAGCCCGGTCTTTGGATCAAGGGAAACCGGTGTTGCTGTTCTGTTCCCGGGATACATCTTGAGCGTTACCCATCCGTTTGTCTCCATGTCCGGAAATTTCACCACAACATAGAAATTTTTAAATTCCTGCAGCATTTGGCTCTAGGTTGCAGCATCTAATCTTGACCATTTCAGATTGTCAATCTTATGCTGGTTCCGTCCAACGATCTGACCGACCACCTCTGCATTGGCATTTCTTCCGGAATTAACCTGTGTAGAGATGACAAAATTCAAATCATTGTCCGGGGCGGGAAATTCCCGCCCGTTTATTGTTATCAGACTTTCCATGCATCACCTCATGATGTTTTAAGAACAAGCCCCGATCTGCTTCTCAACCGGTCGAGTCCGTCCTGTAATTCTCTGCTGTCAAAATTTACTGTCAGATGCATAGCTTCAATCGCTGAAAGGATCATTTCCATCAGCTCAATCAGCCGATTTGCCTGTTCGGCTGACATGCCGTCACTGTTACGTGCCAGTCCTGCCGCCCGATCTGCCATAGCCTGGAGCTTATCTTCCGGAGATACGATTTCTCCCTGCCTCCGGTTATCACCGATGACAGCAAGTTGTGGAGTGTTCGCCCGAACAAATCCACCGTTTGCAAGTCTTGGCAGTGATACCTCTGGGACAGTTGGTATATTGATGGAAAATGAATTTCCACCAATTCCAGGAACCCAATCAGGAATGTCAATATCAATGCTGTTCAGTGCTTCAATCATTCGGTTGATGCCCCGAACAACTCCATTTACCATGGTTTCCACACCACCAAGGATAGAGTTAATTGTTCCTTTGATGATTCCCCAGATTCCATCCCACACAGCCTTTGTGAGATCCTTGACCGCATTCCAGCCTGTTTCCCACGCAGACTTGATATTGGTAAGCACTGTGTCGATATTGGACTTAATCAAATCCATTGCGGTGCTGATTGTCGTCCGCACAGCTTCAATGGCAGTAGTTACAAGAGACCGAATCGCATCCCATATTTGACGGAAGAAATCCTTGATTGCAGTCCAAATAACTGTCCAAAGAGCCTTGATATTAGCAAGTGTAGTTTTGATGGCACTGGTTATAATGTCTAAAGCTAACCTGAGAATGGATTTAATAATTTCCCATATGCCACGGAAGATTTCCTTAATTCCAGTCCATGCTTTATCCCAGTCTCCTGTAAATACTCCTGTCAGAAAATCAATGACTCCCTGGAGAAGTGTTAGCACAGAGCTTATCACCCCGGAGATATCCGTGAGTAACTGGAATGTTACAGTAGTAACTGTATCGATCACACCAGCGACGGCAGGGACCAAGGTATTAATCAGCCACTCAATCAACGGAAGTAAAATGCCATTCCATACCTGTGTAACATCATCAATTACAGCTCCTGCAAATTCTCCGAACTTACTGATCAGTGGGGCAAGTGAAGAATCCTTGAAGCTTGTAAATTTATCTGCTGTGTTCTGGATCACCGGCATCAGATATGTATTAAATACAGACAAAACTGTAGATACGATATCTGATATTCCGCTTGTAATACTTTCCATGAGCGGATGGAAATGCTCATCATATAGAGCATTAAGCATCTCAAAGAGTTGGTCTATGATTGCTTTAACATCCCCAAAGAACTGCTCAATAGGGACGGCAAGTTCTTCCAGTGTGGCAATGATTGCATTTTTATTTTCAATGATTGGAGTAAGAAGCAGGTTTGTCAGATCTGCATCAAACTGCAGCAGTAATAAACTGATGCCCATAAAGGTATCCGCAAAAATCCCAATGATATCTGCCCCAATCTGTTTAAAAGTATCATTACGCAGTACCGCAAAGATTTCAGCAAATGCCTGCGCATAATTGCCTTTGAGCAGTGCTACATCTCCGGATATATCAAATACCTTAATAAGATATTGTTTGATTCTAGGGTTGTTCTGCTCAAGATAATTTGCAATGGCACCTGTCAGGTTATCCACAATGGTAGCTCCGATGCTTGCCATTGATCCCACAACCTTACCAAACGCATACGTTATTTTGTTTGCGCATTCATTAGCTGCCGCTTGTACTCCCGGATCCGTAAATATTTCCTTCAGGCTTTTCCCGATCCTTGAAATATTGTCCTGGATGCTGTCAAATACAGAAGTATCCCCAAATCCCTGCCAGAAACCTGTAGTAAATATTCCTTTTAATTCATTCAGCCGGTCGATAATTCCCTGGATCTTAGATGAAGCTGCATCTGCCCCTTCATCAATACTGCCCATATCGAAATCATCTGCAGCATATCCTCCTCCGGCACCTCCACCGCCACCGGATCCACCAGAGCCGCCACCGGATGATTTATTCGGTTCTACAATATTCAGCTCATCTATTCCAAGTGTTGCCTTGGCAAGCTGTTTTGCCGCATCACCTGCTTTCTTGGCAGCGCCTCCTGCGCCTTTTGCGGCATTCCCTGCACCTCCAAGAGATTTGGAAAGCCCATCCGCGCCACTTGACAGTTCCTTTGTTCCGGAAGCCATTGCTTTGACTCCGCCTTTGCCACCACCTCCTAACAAGGCAAAAAAAGCTTTGATAGCGTTAGCCGCTGATATAAGCTTTCCGATCAAAGCGTTCAATACCTGGATTACTGGCAAAAGCGCCGCAATGAGTCCCTGTCCGATAGTTGCCCTGAGGCTGTCAAATTGCAGTTGGAGAAGTCTCACCTGGTTTGCCCAACTTCCGGAAGTCCTGCTAAAGTCTCCAGCTGCAGCATTCAGCTGATCCTGGACAAATGAATACCGAAGAGCTACCTTTTCAAGTTCTGACATATTGGCTGTAGTCTTCCCATAACCATTTGCCAGTGCATACGCATCCAAGGCACTCTGAGTCATTACGATTCCGAGGTCCTTTAAGGTTTCTGTCTCTCCGGAGAACACGGATTTCAGTTTGGTATATGCTTCATCCTGTGAAATGTTGTAAAAGGATGCCACATCTCCGGAAAGTCCTGTCAATGTGGTACCCATTTCATAAGCCTGTCGTTCCGTAAATCCAAACGCTTTTGCCATTGCTCCAAAAGAGCCGGTATACTTCTTAGCCATCGTTTCCGACAAGCCATAGGAAGCCGCTGCACGTTTAGCGAAATCGTCAATCTGTGATGCCATATGCGGGAATGTCACATCCACGACATTCTGCACTTCTGCAAGATCAGATCCAAGCTGAATGCAGGACTTGCTGAAATCCACCAGCTTTTTGATTGCAAAAGCTCCTGCCAGGGCGGCACCAGCTTTCTTGGCTAAAGCCTGGATTCCATTCATCTGCTGAACAAAGTCATTTTTATTAACAACCAGGTCCAGTCCTATTGTTCCTACGCTGTCAGCCATGTATTTACCTCATAAAAAATCCCCTACGTCCAAAAGGACGCAAGGGACATTATCTGCATGCTTCCGCGATCATCCGCTCAAGATTCTGCATTTCTTTGTCATACTGCTGTGCAGTCATTTTTTCTGCATTTCTTCTTGCCCATTCTTCATGGATCCGCATCTGATCCGGAGTAAAATTCTTTAATATATCCTTGTTTTTTTCAGCCCGGATTTCAACCACCCTGCCAAGGGCTGTGTCCGGACTGATACCTTTCAGCAGGGATATAAACTCATCCCAGCTGACTGTCTCAAATTGCTTTGTCGATAGCCGGATGCCGTACTGTGATAGGAAACTGGACACTATCAGATCCCAGTCATCAATCAAGTCATAGTACGGCTCACTGCTCTTTTTCCGGGATATCTCCCACAATAAGGTTGATGGCTTCACGGATTACTGTAATGAGATCCGCAAGGGACAGTTTCATGTCATCAATGGTCTTACGTGCATCTTCCGGGAAGATCAGGCTATAAGCCTGCAGAATTTCCTTTACTCCAGGATTATCTTCTCCCATGATTCCCATTACGCGGAGGACCGTCGGCGCATCGGAGTTAACTGTAAGTTCTTTGCCCTTAATGACAAGTTCAGGATTTTCTTCAAAGGATAATTTTTCTGTGATATCAATCTTTCTCATTTATCTTTCCCTCTGCTTAGGCAGCTGGTGCATCTGTAAAATCCGGCTTGCCGTAGCACTGTACATCAAATTCAAGTGAATCGATATTGGTGGTGTCTCCGCCGCCAGGTGTCTTTACATTCACTACAACATCACATGCAAGCTTTGCGCCGGACACCATCGTCCATTCAAACTTTGTCATAACATCCTGTCCGAACTTCCAGGCAAGACCGGCAATATAATCATTACCAGGATCCCCGACGGATCTCTTACCCTTAAAAGAAAAAGACAGTTTCTTACCTGTCATTGCCGCCTTGGACCATCCTCCGGCATCCATTGCAAACCACTCTTCAACGGTTCCGTCGATAGAAGGTGCAAAGTTCTCTAGGTCCTTTGGCATCATCATGTCAACATCTGTACTGGCTAACCCTTTGATCCCAAATTTAAAAACGTTATTGTGTACCGGGTACACCTTTCCGGTTGTTTCTGCCATAATTAATTTCCCCTTTCACTGATTATGTCAAACCAAATGACATATTCATAAATTCCACTATCATCAGTCCCGACATCCACCGGTCCTGGTGTCTGCATCGCAAAAAATCGGATTTCTTTATCTCCTATGACTGGAGATGTTTCATTGATTAGTTTCTCGTAAAGCTTAATAGCTGCATCTTCTGCGGCAGATACGCTTTTATTCCAATGTATCAATAGTGAAACTGGCGTGATTTCATAGGACCTGTACTGCATTCCACCAAGCGGAACTTTCGGCGATCCGTCGGCTTTCCGATGGTACACTCCGATGGAGCAGTCCTTTTTATTATCCAGCTTCCCGATGTAGACATGATCGTCTGATACAATGCCAAGTCCTGCAATATATTTTCTTATATCCTTAAGTCTCAGCATCACAGCCCTCCGTTTATCCGATACAGAACTTTGAACGCATTTCTTGCAAAGTTCTCCTTACTGCCTCCTGGGAGCCAATCCTTATACCATTTACCTCCGGCATTAGGATTCTCTGCCGTACTGAAATGATATTCCGGATGATAATAGAGCCGTCTCGCATAAGGCGTGCTGGAAGCAATCGTTACTCTGCCGTTTTCGGAATCACTATAATCCACAAAAGTTGATTCGTTCTGCAGATGTCCGGAATCAAACGGCACAACCTGCGCCTGTACAACTTCTGTATGCAGTGCTTCCGCTGTCTCCTCCAGGGCAGTGACAGCCGCTCTAGTCAACTGGTTAATTTTTGCCCAATTCATATTTACAGTAGATTTTACTTCCATCAAATCACCTCAATCGTACAGTAATTCACAGTGCCGTCCGGATTTCGGTTTTTCCTGCCGGATACAATCCTGCGCTCCTGTCCAAAGATCTGCACCGTTCCTCCGCTAATCGCCGGAATATCCGGTGCAATGTCTCCCGGGATCAATGCCGTTCCATTAACCTCAATCAGCTTTTTCTCAGTAGTGAGAACGGTCTTTGCATGATCCTGCCAGTTACACAGGCACTCAATGTCTTTTACATACTTTGGATCGCCCTCAACTGTAAGCTCCTCTGATTCAATGTGGATGCTTATCGGGGTCTTACATACAATTTTGGGCACAAGACACGGATACATCATGTATTGCCTCCTCAAATCGCCCTGCAGCAAAGCCCGGTCTGACAGAGCAGAGCATAGTCACTTCTTTTCATGGCTACACCCCGCTCCATGAACACATTCCAACTCTGCCCAAACTGCACGGAAGCGCCGTTAAGACTATAGCCGGAAAGTACAGAATCAATCATGTCCGCATTTTCCTGCTCAAATACCACCTGTCGGCATATCACTTCACGGATTGTTTCCTGCTGAAAAGCCGTAAGATTCTGAAATCCGATTCCCATAACCCTGTTATAGGTCAGGGAATCCACCTCACGGCTTACATGATCCAGCAGCCTTTCAAGCTGATCAGAAGGCACCGCCCCTGTCCCGCACCTCTGAGTAAATTCTTCGGTCGTTACATAAGCCATGCTTTACCTCTTTCATTTCTTGGACACAGCCGACTTTTTTAATGCATCATTCTCTGCCTGGAGCTTTGCAAAGTCCTCATACGGTACGGTTTTACCCCTGCCGTAAGCAATCAGCTTTCCGGAATCATCGTAGATGTCATAACCGGAATCCTGATACAGTTTCTGATTCACATCAGAGACGTTATATTCCCGGTTTCCCTTTATTGCTAACATGGCTTACCTCCTTAAGCGTGTGTTGTGATATTCATCCAGCATCCAGCAACCTTCCGATCCAGGAGGAACAGATCTCCATAATTACGGTTCTGATACAGATATCCATCAGCAGTTCTGGAATCGGTGCCCGGAGTAAACAGCTTAATGTAGCTATACTTGTCACGGCATACAACGCAGGAAGGATGAATCAGGATCATATTGATCTGGTCAGCATCAGATGCAGCCACACAGCCATCAGTGAAGTTATACTTTGTCTTCATCCTGGAAGCTGGAACCATTTTGATGGTCACATTATCCAGGGAATGAACCGTTCTAACAATGTTATTCGGTGCTGAAACTGCAATGGTTCTTTCAATTCCCTGCGCCTCTTTGAGGATCTTCTGCATGGTTGGTGTGACATACAGCATTCTGCCTTCCTCCGGCACGGACTCCTCATCCATGTATGCCATTGCATCATCAAAGATTTCAAGGAAATTAGCCGCTGTAATCGCGGTCTTATCCACCTTGCCGCTCTTAGCTGTAAGTTCGCTGTTGAGCTTAGAGAATCGGTAAGAGTCCTTCTCTGGGATCGCCTGCTCAGTCTCAAACACGTTCTGGATATTTGCTACAGACAGCGTAAGATTGGTCTCGTCGATATCCATCGGATCAACAAAGAACTCAATGTCTCTGTCATGCTCAAGCTTTTTCGGCTCCCAGTCATTGGAAAGCGTACCGGCATTAAATCCCGGCGTTCTGGTGTGATCCTTGTAACCGGATACGGTCATTCTCGGAAGCTTGATTGTCTGAGCATTAATAAATGTTACCTGCTGATTACTCTTAGAAAGAGCATCAGAGCAAAGCTCCTTGGCATACTTCTGCTCAAGTAAGTTGCTGAAGCTTTCTGCATAGTCATAAACTGCCATAAATTACCACCTTTCTTTTAAAGTCCGAACGCCTTCTTTAGTGCGTCCTCGTTGTTAGTTTGATCGCCTTTCCCATTGGCACCCACCTGGATAAATCCATTTGAGCCGGTATTGGAAGGCTTAAGTGCCGGTACATCTTCCAGCACCTTGTTGATTGCATTCTTGACAGCTTCCTCATCAATAGTGCCGTCATCCTTTACAGTCTTTGTCAGATCAGCCATCTTTAACACATACGGCACGGTCTTTGGCTGTAATCCAAGCTCCATTGCAATCATGGTGGCGCTGTTTTCAACCTTTGCCGCTGTCAGCTGATGCTGAGCCGCATTAAGCTTGGTCTGCATTGCTCCAACATCAGGAGTATTCGCTGCCTTCTGCTGCTTATATTGTGCAATTGCAGATTCTACTTCCTGCTGGCTGAGTCCCTGCTGCTTGAAATAACCCTTGAGAGCCGCATCTTCTGCGGAGCTTGTCCTCCCAGTGATGATCTGCGCAAGCTTCTCATAATCGAAGCTGAATCCACCATTCCCGCCATTCGACTGTGGCTGTGGTGTCGGTGCAGGCTGAGGGGTAGGCTGTGGCTGTGGGTTGTTGCTTGGTATCTGATTAGTCTGTTCTGACATTTTTTTGTCCTCCTGTTTTACGTGTGTCTCACACAATTAGTTACCCAGTTGTTTGCCCGGTGTCTCCGGGTAGTTTTACGCCTTCGGGCATAATAAAAGCACCCCTGAATGGGCGCCTTAATCGTGAATAATTCTAATTCCGTAAGTCTCCGCAGCTTCATGCTCTATCTTGCAACCACGGGCATTCCCCCACCCGGGTGCAAAGAACACCATGTCCGCAATAGAGAGCAATTCAAGGGACTTCCCAAGAAACCATAACGGGCGGGCGTCCGCAGGGGCTCCTTCAAAATAAGAGTCAATGATTTCAATGTCCTTGCCATACTCCTTTACTATGGCGTCAATGATCTGCTGCCGTTCCTGCTTGATCTCTTCAGCGGTCTTGTCCTTCATAGGCTGACTGATAAATACTCTTTTCATTGCTAGTCTCCTCCATTTGCATAATAAAAGCACCGACTGAATAGCCGATGCTTTGCATTCATGATATGATATAAACAAAAAATGAGGTTTCTTTATGATCCGGATAACAAAAAACGAGCGTCGGTTTCTAAAAGCTGTAACTAACAGCCATTCAGACTGGCAAGACAATCATTATTCTGTAAAGCGCATTGCCGATGAGCTGTCTTTTGACTATGGCTATGCACTTCTTCTTGTTGATGATCTCGTTTCAAAAGGTTTGGCAATACGTCAGTACCCAGATACATCGCCGGATGACTTCTCTCTTACATTTAAGGGAATTTCCTATAACGAGTATAGGCGGGATGTCATTTTAACCGCTTTTCTTTCCTCTGTCGTGTGTCCTATTGTGGTTACCATCATGACAGAAGTATTGATACATGGATCAGTATGGTTACTAAGAACGCTATTACTGCGGGGATGATGCACGAAAAGAAGATATCATCTGGATCCATCATGTGTTGCTCCTCTCTTGATTTTTCTCTCTATAATGTATACTATAAGTGAGATCTTAATAAGGTTATTCGGCGTCCCCAGAGCTCTAATGAGCTGGATACCGGATAACCTTATTTTTTATTACGAGTAAAACTCCTCCTTAAAAAACTGTACAATCAAAACCACCAGCTTAGCTGGTGGTTTGTCCACCGCCTATAAGGCGGCCGTTACCAGCCTGGCCCTAAAAGGGCCTCTGATAAAGATCTAACACCTGCGCCA